CCTGTACCGTAATAATATTGTGTATAATTACTTGTGTTTTTACGGGCTGCTATAATTCTACCAGAGCTTATAACTTTAAGTGCTAGAATAGGGCCAGAACCGGGAACAGTGGTATTACTATATTTTTCATATCCTTTTAATTTAGAGTATCCACCTTCTTTATTTGACTCGAAGTTTTGAAGTATAGTAGCAGAACCCACAGCATTTGAACCATGCTGTAGTGGACTGAGATTAGAGATAAGACCACCCTTAAACTCTATAGGAAATGTCTGCCACTGTGTTGCCATTAAAAATACACTCTTGAATCACGTAAATAATCTGTTCTATTGATATGTATACTTCTTAAATTTTTAAGGCTCTTATTAAATGCCTGCAATGCTAATTGTGAACCTTGATTGTCACCCCTAAACTGATATACATAATGCATAGCACCATCTACAATTAGGTAGCGGTACTGTTCTGGTAAGTTAGGAACATCTAGTGCGTTCTGCAGATCATGTGCTAAACGATAGTATTCATATACCAATTCATATGCCTTGTCAGGGGCAGGATAGAAAACCAACTCCCTACTAGGAGTACGAGAAACTACTCTTGGAACACCTCTTATATTTGCATTAGAGTTATACTCATAATCAGCATATTTGTCAAGCCATTCTTCATAAACAATATTTTTTACTTTAGTTGTTTCAACACCTAATGCTGCATCCCTCTTAATTCTAAAAGTATCCATATTTACTGTTTTAGCGTCATAAGGGTAACTGTAGCGAACTTGACCTGCAGTAAATATTTCTGTTTCTTCTGCGTGATTCCAAGGCCATTCAAACTCTTCTTGATTTATATTCCTAATAGAGCTATTGATAGCATCTTTGGCAAAACTATAGAAGCCTGAAGAGGCACTGAAATTACTTTGAGAAAGCTCTACTTCATTAAGCCTTCTATTTATGTCATTTACTAAACCTAAATAATTGTATGCCATTATTACTTCTCCTGAATACGCAAGTAAATATCTCTTTCATACTGCAGGCCTTCTCCTGTTGTTATCTGACAAGTAACAACATAACGTATATTAACAGTACCTAAACTAAATCTAGCAGTAGAAACCTTTCCGCTTATCGTTCCTGTTACAAACTGCAGACCATTTACTACATCAGAGTCTGATACACGTACTTTTTGATCTGTTTCATCTTTAATAAACCAGACAGATGCAGAAAGAGTATCATCACCTAAAAGGCGAGACCAATCAACACTATAATCTAATATTTCATCGGGGTCTTTATCAGGCCATTTGTATGCCATTGTATATCCTTACGCTGCTATATAAACAGTATTGTTTCGTGGTAAAGGCTCAATTAATATTGAACGGTTTTCTGGGGCTATATGAACTGTTGTTTTTTGTGCATTAGACGCATATGCTAGTAAATATATTACACGAGACCTTTCATACGAATCTGCCAAAGACGCATAATCAAATTTTACTGCTACGGGATCATCTAGATTTACAGAAGTAGGAACTAGGAGATTTTCTAAAATAGTATTGGCTTTACCTTTTACATTCTCAAAGGGCTGAATTAAAATAGTGGCATCTGCTGTAGTTAATACTTTATTTGCTGCACCTTTTACGGACTCAAAGGCATTTACAGATATTGTATTTTCTACTGCACTAATAGTTATGTTAGCCTGTGCATCAGCTTCAAGTAAACTAGGGGTGGCAAAAGACGAATCAACACTGGAAGTGATTATATTAGCTACACCTGTAGGAGTAAGTAATCCTTGCTCAAAAGAAGTTAAAACTGTTGGTAGTAAGGAAGTTGCCTGTGCATCAAAACTTAAAGTACCAAAAGATAGGCTCGAATCAGTGTTGGGTAAAGTTAGTACTGCAACTCCTGTACCTACTAATTGACCCTCTGAAAAGTCTGCAATGACGTTATTTACTGTTGTATTTGCTTTAGCGTTAAGACTAGAAAAACTATTTACAAAAATAGAAGATGAAGTATTCGATAGTGTAAGATTGGCTTTAGCATCAAACGCTATATTTAAAGAAAAAGTAACAGGTATTGAATCTGTAACTATATTTGCTTTTGCATCAAAGAAAACGTTACTCACGCTTAAACTTGCAGCACCAGATACCAACGCAGTAAAAGCAGCAGAGCTAGTGGTAGCCTGAGAGATAGGTGTCTCTGATATAGCTGAAAAACCAAGCATTTTTACCTCAAAAGTATGCTTCTAGTAAGTAATATTCTGTAAATACTTGCACCAAGTATAGTCGCTATGAGCTGTCAAAGCTGCAGTTGTCACGTTCGTGTTAGGAGTCACCCAAGCTAACCCCTTGGTGCTATTCATACCATTGTTACGAACTATATGCTTAACAGTTTTGTATTGATCACTTTCTGCTGTAGTAAGCGGATTAAAACCACCAATGGCGGTGGACTTGGTGCTGCTGTTGAATGTGCTGCCATCAAGAGTTTCTGCATTAAGACCTAATCTATAAACAAAACGGACAAAGTATTGATTAGAATACCCCTGTATAAAGGTGCCACCTTCATCTATACCCATCCCAGCTATAAATGTCTTATCTCGGTTGTTTGCAGTTCCATTAGGGTCAAAAACACGCAAATCGTCTTCCACCTTTGTGTAGGCGCTGGCCCCTGAAGAGAACTGGTTTGCAGAAGAGCTATTTATAATGGCATACCTACCATAAGGACTACCAGAATTTCCAGTCACAACTATAGTTTTGTGATCATCTGATACATTTATCCTAATATTTCGGTTAAAATATTCAAATCTCGCGCCAGAGCCAAGGGATGGATAACCAAATTTAGTCCATGTTCCAGTTGAAATATCATATGCTGTAGTCAAAGAAGCATAATAAAGATCAGATAGGTTCGTGTTGCCAACAAACATTATAAATTTGTTTCCGCTATCAAAAAATTTGAAACTCACGGCTCCGTTATAACCCGGCCACGAAATAGCGCTACCCCCGTTTATATTACCAAAAGCATAACCATTTTGCGTTGTGCCAGATAACCCTGTTTGACCTACAGCAGTCGTGATATCCCAAGCAGTGGACATATCATATCTATAAATACGTCTTTGTGGATATGTAGTAGCGCAAATCCCCATAACGAACAACTTTGTTCCATCGTGACTAAAATCACAACAAGTCGCATCATCCTCATATTTGTACAAGTTCATCCAGTGATGGCTGGTGCTATCAGATTGAAACTGTGTTGGTTGTAGCTGCTTTACAGTTCTTATTGTTCCGAAGTTCATATTAGGCAGGTCAAAATGGTCAAGAGTAGGCGCAGCGCTTGCACCATACCATTCATTAAAACCCATTTGCGTAGCTGTAAATTTACCAATCAATCCACGAATATCAGAGTCATTTATTCCAGCCTGAGTAGCTGATGTACCACCCACCTCAACGTGCATTGCATTTAGGTCTATCTGTCCAGAACTAGGTAGTGGCATTCTCTAATTCCTCAACTCTAGCTGTTAATTCCTTTATACTCTCAACTAACAAAGGAACTAGCTTTCCGTAATCTACAGTTAGGTAATCTTCGCCTGACCTAGAGGTTCTACCTTCAGCATATCTACTTTCTACGTCACGTTGATCTGCTATATCAAAAGGAGCGAGGCTTACACACTCTGGCATTACCTCTTGAACCTGTTGAGCAGAAAGAGCTACCTGTGTTAGACTATTGTTATAACCAAGCGATTTCGCCAGATCATTTTCTACATAGTAAAATCCTTCAAGTGAGTTTACTTTATCAAGCGCGTTTTCAATGTTACCTGTTTTGGTTTTTAAACGCTCATCAGAATAATACGCGATTACATTTCCTGTAACTCGTAGTTCACATGACTGACCACTTACACCTACGTTTACATCTCCGACGTTCTGAAAGCGAACGCTTCCATCGTACCAATTCGCATTCGCAGTAAACAATGCTATCTGTTTACCACCGGGCCAGATTTGTATTTCATCATTATAAAATTGTATGTATGTATTTGTATCAGCATAGTGATATATTCTATTCATCACAGAAATATTATCTACCTGAGTAATATTATTAGAACCGAAACTTACATTTCCAGTAAAAGTGCCGCCAGATAGAGGTATCCCAACATTAGCACCTGCTGATATACCATCTAGCTTCGTTCCATCCGCTGCAACATCGCGTCCATCAACCGTTCCTGTGGGCGTCACATTCCCGCTGTTATCAACTTTTAAAGACCAGTTGCGACTGCTGTTTAAAAAGCCAATCTCATTTGACGTATTTGCATACACATGGCCTCTGGCTACCTCGTTTCCTACAGTCATTACAAGAGCAACAGAAGAGCCTGTGCCAGCACGAACATAGAAATCATCTGCATCCTTGGGATACATGTGCCATTGTGTTTGCGACCAGTAATGACCGTTATTATTGGTGTGATTTCTAACCCACTCATCGTGATACAGAGCGTTTACATAATAGTCCTGCCCGTAACTACCATCTCGTAAAGTAGCCCCTTGTATGCCATCAACAGTATCCGCATCGAGTCCAGAGCCGCTGCCATCATTGCCACTATCCCAAATAGTTCTCCAAGATGTCCAGCTATCAGTAGGTGATGCGCTAGTATCTGCATTTCTAACTCTTAAATAGTTGCCACCATACCCAGAGCCGTGACCACAATAAAGTTGGAAATCTCCTCCTGCATCACCTCCGCCTCTTGCTCCAACATGTAAAACAGCGCCATAGTTAGGACAGCCCTCTGCGCTTCGAACAAAGGATGTTTGTATCCCCGGAGAGCCATCTATTGTAGGGTAGCTACCTGCTGTAGTAGAGTTGCTCCAAACGTAGTTACCTGATGTTTTAAGTATTTTATGGCTGTGGCTGTCATCAGCTACCGTAGCAGCTAGTGAAGCATTGCCAGAGCCATCCCAGCTTACAGAGCCAGTGACATCGCCTGTG